AAAACTTTCCTTTATATAACCATACGTATCTGTACTTACCATTGGACTTAAGCGTCCTAAAGCCTATAGCTACCCATGGTGGTGTATCATTAGCACCATATACAATAGCACCCTTGCTATCTATTGTGTGCCCCAATAGGTCTGCCTTCTGCTCTGTAGTAAGCTCATTCTTTTGTATCTCTACTTCTATGTTACCTAAAGTTGCAGCTGACTCTCCTGGCCCATCGTCATAGAAAATAGTTTCCTGAGATGCATTAGGGTTTATTTTCAAACTCATAACACCAGGAGCTGACTTTACCTCTCCATATGATGGGCCGGAATTACTATTGTCTGCCGTCATTATAGCATAAACAAGGTTATCACAACCTATTCTAGTTGCCATTATATCATTCCTCCTTAATCTTTTTCAGTAGTTATACCGATATTAAACCCGTAGGTAGTCCTACCTGAGCTATCAACTTTAATCTTAAAAGGTGATTGCCTAGGATATATTTGGCACCACCTACCATTACTTAACACCTTATATCTATCTACAGGACTTAACTCATCAAATATCTGCTTGCACTTTGCTTTAGCTACGTCAGCTTCCTTGTCTCTAAAGGTCAACTGTAGAGACCTATGAGTAAATGTATCATGCAGAGGTGTAGGAGACCCTGCATATTCATGTATTACGAATACGCTATCAGGTTCTTCTGGCGTGAAGTCCCTAAATGAATCGATCCCATCACCTTCCACGATACCTTTAGAAGCAAGATGGTTTATTAAGTCAAGAAGTAAATCACTCATTGTTCTCACTCTCTAGTGCAGGACCTACATGCTTTATTACAGTTCTAGGGAACTTCTTTAATGCATAGTCTCTAATGGGGTCTTCAAGGAATTTCGCCTTACCTACAGGATGAAAAGCTTCAAGGTCCTCGTGAACTATTACTGCATAGTCCATAACAGGTGTTCCTGTTTTTGGGTTTATTCCAGAACCTCCGTATCCCAGAGTAGCTTCGAAGCCGTAATCTTTTGCTCTCCGTATATCATAGAAAGCACTACCAGCAAGCGCTCCAGTATCTATAGGTACTTGCCTAAGGCTCTCCTCCATTATATCTTCGCAAGCTTCCTCGGTTGCCCAGTAGGTAGACTTTGCTACTTTACTTATAGTTGCTTCACACTTCTTATGAAACTTATTGAAATTTACATCCATAGTAACTCGCATTACAAATACACCACCACCATATCTATTTTACCTGTGTTACCATCATAATATGGCCCTAGTGCTTTAATATTATACTCGCTACCGTTAAACACTACCACATCAGTGACCTTAATAGCAGTATCACCTTCAATGTATAACTGTAGATTTGATACAATATCGTTACCATTTACATCTCTTACCAGAGTAACTTTACCTTGCGGATAGCATTTAGTTGAAATAGGGTCCCCAAAGGTAGGTTTACCAGTACCATCCCGTTTAATAAACGGTTTTATATCAACAGGAACATTTAACCATTTCTTTAATGACTTAAACATTGTTGTGCATTCCCTTCCTAAATACCTTTTTGTAGCTATATTTAGGAACTGATACACTAGAAATACTACATAACTGCTTATAGTACGCAGCCTTTTCAGCATAGTACTGCTGTCTAGAGGTAGGGTCCTCTGATTGTGGGCCTAGCGACCTCTTTATATCTCTAGCAAACTTATCTGCTATTCTTTGATACAGATTATATAGCCTAAGGTTATGCTCATCGAAAGTATTTAGGATATAATTTATTTCAGCATCCAGTAGTAGTTTATCATTTTCATCAGTATCGCCTATGATAAACCTATACTTATCTAACTCACTCGTAGCAGGGTCACCAGAATAGCTCCAGGTCATGCTATCACCTACTTCTTCTTAATTACTACTTTAGCTTTTGCTACATGTTTTGGTTCATCAGGTTTTGGTTCATCAGGTTTTGGTTCAGTCTTGGTAAACCTTGGGAGAATGTCTACATTCGACCTGGCCTTGATATAGGCCGCTACAGTCTGTAAATTATCACCAGAAACTTTAATCACTTTGCCCTCATTGACTTTGGACTTAAATCGTTTTATAGTGGTAGGGTCTTCAATTATAGACCCTACGCCATAAAACTTGCCCATTGACTTAAAGGGCTTTTTAACTACATACATCATTCAGCGATGTCCTTAAAAAATACTCCCAGGTCTGGTGCTATAACTTTAGGGTCGAATGCAATTTCTCCCTCGATTCTTTCAGTTCCTAATCCTAAGGTATCCATTGGTAATCTTACGATTCTACTACCATAAGCACTTGCTCCCATTAACCCAGTCCAAGTAAAGATGTATCCAGCTGATGGTTGCTTAATAGCAGGTCTTGGGTTAACATAGCATAATAAAGCGTGATTGCCCATTATGAAGTTGATATTATCTTCTGCACCTTGAGCTGCTGTGTTAACTACTGCCCATGCAACATACACATTATCTACTTCGAATAATGTAGCTAATAAGTCAGTAGTTACAATACCTTTTTGAGTGTACTTAATTCTGTCTAAAATGTCTTCATGGTTCTTCAGAGCATAAAATACTCTTGGGGAAAGAACTAATGTATTAGGTCTGAAGCCTGTCTTAGAAGCCATTTCTATAGATTGGTTAGTGATAACCTTGATTGGGTCGGACGCTGGGTCACTAAACTTAATTGCTTGGTTATTAGCTGGGTTAGTAATTTGGTCAGAGGTTACCCCTGTAATCTGAGTAGACCATACATTAGGTCTGAAGAACTTTCTAGCCCATTCCATCTCTCTTCTGATTAACATTTTCTGAGTAACGAAGTCTGTGGCGTCTTTATCAGCATCTAACGGCTCATCATAGTTTGCCCTGTCTTGTTCTGTTACATCTTTGTGGAACGCATGAACCCTACAATAGTATGGGTTTGACGCTTCAACACCGTAGTCGCCTCCAACGGACTCAGAAGCGCCTGCTCTCACTCTTGCTTCATCTCTGAAGAAATCTCCTTTGTTGTACACAAAGTAAACATCAGACTGTTTCTTTACAGGTATTCTTGGGAACACCTTATCAGCTATAAATGCACTCTCATCTTGCATATATGCAACGGATATATTAGTTAAAGCTCTATCTATATGTGCTTGATTCTTAGTAGGCATCTACACCTCATCTCCTTTCAATTATCTAATCAATATTGATACTAATGCACCTTCAGAGGCGTTAGTCATTGCAATACCAGCAACATGTCCTTGTTGTCCTGGTTGTCCTTGTTGTCCTGGTTGTCCTTGTTGTCCTTGATCTGTTGGAATAGGAATAGCCTTCCCCTCTGCATTTGATTGCACTTCTGAACCAGCTGTTATTGTAGCAGCAGCCTCTACCATAACAATTCCATTAGCTATCTCCAACACTTCACCCTCAACAGCGTCTACCATTGATGCTCCAACAACTGCTTCACCAGCGCCAGCTTTAACGCCCTTCTCATCTGAGTTTATCTTCACGAATCTTCTGCGTTCCACAGTAGCGCCAGCTTCGGCACTAAATCTCATATTAGGAATTTCATACGCAGCCATTACTTAGCACCTCCGCTCAAATATTCTTTGTATAACTCAGGGTTCTCATTGATAACTACACTAATAGCTTTTTCTATAGTTATACCATCACGTTTAGCAATTTCCTCAGCTTTCTTTTCTATCTTTGACCATGCATCTGTAGTACCGGTACCACTTTTACCAATCTCTTCAAATAAGTTGCTTTCTTCTAATATTTTAGCAGCTGATTTAAGTATTTCATACACATCATCTGAAACACTTTTAACCACTTGTATTAATTTATCTTCCTCAACTGGAAGTGCTTTAAGAGCTTTAGCCTTTGCAATAGCTTCCTCTTCTTTTCTCTGCTCAGTTAATTGCTTAACCACTTGCTCAGCAGCTTCCTTTTGAGCTTGTAAAGACTTGAATGCCTTTTGAACTACTGGGTCTAAATTTTTAAGAATTTCTTCAAAGTTTTCCTCCTGTGCAGATTCTTTAGACTTCTTCGCTTCTTCCTTAATTTTCTCAAGCTCTGCTTTTGTTTTCTCTAATGCTTCCTTAGTATTAGAAAGCTCTGCAGCAACTTCTGCCGGTACTTCTGCTTTAGCCTTAGCTATTTCAGCTTGGATTATTTCAGCATGCTCAGGCTTGAGCTTTGAAATAATTTCATTAAAATCCATATTTGTTTCCATCTCCTTTCTTTTATATAGTTTTATGAAGGCTGCTGAGTTAGCCCCCTCATCAACTAAATCGATTCTATCAACCACTAAGTCCATAAGAAGGTTTGGCACTATTAACACCCCTTTGATTATATTATACGCTGTCCAGCAGCGTGTTATTACACTTTGATTTAAACTTTTAGCCTCCTTGCCTTACCTTGGATTGAAAACATTTTATACTCACCATTTATAACCTTTTCGAACACATCATCATCGTGTATCTTAACTGTTATGAACCATCCTTCTGGGACAATTCCTTCAGGTATTCCCATGGCTTCCATTTTCTGTTTAGTAAACACAATAGACTCTACTACAGTTCCTATTGGCCCTCCTTTATGCATTTCACCACTCTCACGGTATTCTAGCATAAAATTAATAGCAGCCTTTTCTAACACTTCAGCAGTTACTATATCGCCATCCCAATCCAATGGAATTGAACCATCCGCATTTTTAGCTACGCTAGCCCAACCACTTACAAGTTTCTCAAACTCATTGGACTTAAAAATTTCTACGTTTATATTTATGGGCTGTTCAATATACAACGATTCATCATATCTCACATAGGTACCGTCATCCAGATACACTGACTCGCTATTTGTTATGCTAGTGTTCTCGTATCCGTGTCCGTCATCATTGATATGAGTAGTTTTTCTATTAACAGTTTCTACTGTCTTACTAGCCATTTAAAGACCTCCTTACATATAATTTAAATCATTCTGCTCAAAATCATTATCTACAGTGTCGTCATCATTGAAACTTTTATCTTTTTTCTTACCTTGGTTTCTGTAGACCTCATTAAATACTTCTTCAGTCATTTGAGGCAGACTTGAAATCTTTCTCAAATAGTTCATAAGTTCCATGTCGCCTGATATATCTAATCCCATTGAACGAAGTAACAATGCAATCTCCTTCAGACTTGGAGACTCAATGTTTCCGGGTACTATCTTTGGATAATCAGTTATATCTTCAAAATTATTATAGTGCATCAACTTAGGTACCGCGTATTTATTGAATATATCTGCTATATTCTGTATTTGAGCATTAAGTGCAGTAGCTAATAGTGATTGCTTAGTTTCAGCCATAGCGAAGGAACCCGTCTTCTCACCGCCCAGTAGCACCAAATCTGATAGCATAGTAATCGCAATTCTATAATCATATCTATTAATAATCGCGTTCGTATCAAACTGTCTAGCTGAGCCTGAGGATAATAACTTAAATTCCCAA